AGTGAAAAAACTAGTGAAGCAACTAGTGATACTGTAGATTTGCCTTTAACTACAACATATAGCTGTCAAAATTTTTGTGGTCCAACAGCACGTTGTGCTATTACTGGTCAACAGTGTTTCACAGATATTGATTGCCCTGGTTGCCAACCTTATTCGCCACCGTTAAAAAATACTGAAAATATGGATGAAGTTATTGGAGATAATGACGCTGGCAAGTTGACATTTAATAATACTCCTAGATATTCTGTTTTGACAACAGATATGGGAACAAAAGCAAGGGCATTTTCTAGTAAAAAATTCGCAAAAGCGCCGAATGCTGATTATGGTATAAACGTATGGCGTGATGATTTTGATGAACAAAAAAAATTATTCGATAAAAGGTACAAACCTGGTGAACTAGAATATATGCCCGAATATCCCAAAAGGTATAGTTTAACAGGTGAGTTTATTGAAGAAGGTCCTATAGCATCAAACGCTACTCTCACTTAAAATAAAATAATAAAATATTTAAAATTTAAAATTTATTTATCAATAGTGACTTCTTTTACAATGTTTTTAATGATTTTGTTCTCTTTTTCTAAATCATTATCTCCTTTGCCACCCATAGCTTCAATAACCAATTTATTGTATTGGTCTGAATATTTTGAATCACTTTTTCCACAATCAGGATGCTTATTTTTAAATTCATTTAATAGTTTTGAATTTTTATGAGCAATATGTTTTATAACTTTTCTCATTTTTTGTTTATTTTCATTTTCTTTTTCCCATTTGTCATCATCTTTAATATACATTACTTCTCTCTTTGTATCTGTACAATGAACTGGTCTTTTTGTTTCATCGAGTGAATTTAAATTTTTAACAATTATATTTGATATACCTTCTATATAACCTATTTTTCCAACTTTTTCCAAATCTGTTAACTGTAACTTAATAGAATCCACAAAATCCATTATGTTCATGGCATCTTTACATGTTTCATTTAAAAACACATTTAGATTAAATGTTTTATTATGTGAATTTGTATTTGTGATATTATTTGTAATCATTGATTTATTTTCTTTACATAATTCTATTATTTGATTTTGTAGCTGATTATTTTGATTTAAAAGGGTCATTATGATTTCCTTTTCATTTAAAGGTTTATCTATTTCATATATTTGTTCTTTGGGTTGGCATTTTTTTTTATGATTAAATAAACTCTGACGATGTTTGTATTCTTTTCCACAACTACAAATGAAATTATTTGTGACTGTGGCATTTTCGGAACTTTCTGCGTCAGTATTTGTCAGTATTTTGTCAGTATTTTTATGTTTTGGTGTCAATAAATGTTTTACATAGTTTGATTTTTTACAGCATTTAAAATCACAATTTTGACAATGGAACTTTTCGGCATTTTTTGGCATTTTTGCGTCAGTCATGCGTCAGTATAATATACTGCTATAAAAAATGCCTAAATTGTTTTAAAATTAAAATATATTAAATAAAAAAAATTATGGTCACAAAATTGAAAAAGTTTTTAAATCCATGAGACGCTAATTTTTTTTATGGTCACAAATTTTTCAAAAAAAACATTTTTTTCATTTTTCCAAGATATATTTACAAAAATGAAAAATGGACATTTATAAATGTCCAAAATCGATTTTCCGAAATACTTTTGGGAATTTATAATTTTGATTTTTTATATAATAAATTCTTAAAGTAACTTAAAGAACTTTTAAATATTTAACTCTATAATTTTTAATATAATTTTAATTAAAAAAAAATTGAAATAAAACAAAAACTTATAATAAATAAATATACAATAAATACAACAAATAGAACAAATCAATTAATAACAAGAAAATGTCGCAGTATACTGATGAATCTGAACTGACTCAAGAACATCTTATTAAGTTTTTAAAAGGTGGTATAAAGTATATATATAATCCAGATGGACCAAAAATGTATAAATATTATTCAAATGAGTATTGGGTTGAAAGTAATACAGCTCATATGGAATTCATACTCAATATGTACAATAATAAATTGAAAGGGTGTAATCATAGCATAATAATTCAAATCAATTCATTAATAAAATATGTATCTAGTGACTATAAGAGTATTATTAATTATTTTAGAGAAACTGCTGAAGAATACAAAAATGATATACATAAAATTATTTGTATTATATATAATTTTAATTAATATTAATGTTACTTATTATTCTATTATAAACTATATTTTGTTATTATTCATTTTTTTATCCTTTAAATTCATAGATTCTTTAAATATATTAATTAAAACACATTTAAAGAACTTTTTATGTCGCGTATAAAAGACCCGCATTGCCGCCAATAAAGATAACCATATTGACACGCTCTTCCATCACATATAAATCATAGTTGTAGTCATAAATGCGCCATGTTGGCTTATTTACACCTACTACTTCGCCTGTACTAGGGTCGCAAATAGTCAACACCTGAGCATATGGGTCTACCGGTGGATTTATGGTTGTAAACTCAAATTCTACATTTGTAAATCTACTCACATTCATAGCTCCTGATGGTTGTAATGAATATGGTGATGTATCTAAACAAAAATTATAACAATATAATCCATTTGGAGCATAACCATCAGTTCTTGTATATTTTTGAATATAATTGTATACACCTGCGGGCAAAATATTTTCTCTGTATTGACCATCCAACAAAATACCCAAACCTACTAAAATATCCTTATTATTTTGCGGATTATAATCACCCGTTATCATTAAACCAGTTAATGTTCCGCTTGGTTCTGAACCTGGACCAATAAATGGTGACAACCCACCTAAGTCTGGATTAGGATAAGCACCACCACTTGGAGCAGGTGTAATGTCAAAAGGCATATAATTATATGGCCAATTTGTATAATTTGACCATTCGTTTCGTAAATTAACATCACTTCTTTGAAAATAAAACATCCAACTAATAACCATTCCAATAGAATCCAATTGTACCTTATTTTGGTTTGTAATATTATAATAAGGTGTTTCATATATTTGCTTAATCAAGTACTTTTGTTCATTTTTCGCAAACAATCTAGATTCATCATTAGAGAGAAAACAATATGTACAATTTAAATTGATATCTGCATTCCAATTTGTTCTTGTATCCACATATGAAGTAGGTCCTAATGCTATGTCAGGTGGAGTTTGTAAAAAACGATAAAACTGCATATAAAATTGATTAAAATTTGGTGCCACATAAGGAAAATTGTTATTGTAATCCAAGACATCACGAATTCTAAATAATTGATTCACTGGTTTAAATGTGACACTTATTTGAAGCTCATTGTATTGTAATGATACTAAAGGAAACGCATTCTGTGTTTTAAGATTAAACCATGCTCCCAATGGAATATACAATACTCTTCCATTAATAGATGGTTGAGCTCCCGCAGGATTTGAAGTGTAATAAGCATTTGGGTATGCGTTCATATGTGTTCCCGCACTTGCTGGGTTGTTCATTTCAAGCACGTTTCCTGTCATATTATCAAATAGTGCTCTTTTTGTACCACTATAATCTCGTTGTACCGATGCTAATATGTAGCGACCTGAATATTCTTGTAACTTTTGATTGCCGCAAGTAATAGTAATACGCTCAATCATTTGGGCACCCAAATTGTCTATCCATTTGAATTCGTATGGTGCCCAATCTGTATATATTGTACTACCATCTTCTTGCAGAACCGCTTGAGGAGGATAAATCGGACTCCAAATTGTCGGCATTGCTATGGAAATATAGCAATCCATAAGTAAATCGGCATATCGTTTTACTTTGAATACAAATGTGGACTCCGTTGTTAAATTTAATGTTGGTGTACCTTCGTAATCAAGACGAAAATTTTGCATTCCAAAATTAGTATATTTTTTAAAACTAGTCTTCCAAAATGTCTTTTCAGGGTTCCCATTTAATATTACATTTTGTTGACCTTCTGATACTAAGTTCATTAATCCGCCAGCCATGTTATGTATATAATATATTAATTTTTTAATTCTTTATTCATTATAATATAATTTAATTATTTCTAATATTTTTTTAAAACCTCCAATAAAAAATAATATATTATATTAGATAATGTCAAGTCCACAAACAACAGATTATTTAAGCAGTTTAAAAAACATGGATGAAGATTTTCAGTGTTACATGATTATGGCCATCATTTTCATTTTATTGATATTTATGATAGGATATGTAATTTATTTAACAAGGCTAAACAGTTCGGAGTGTACATATATGAATAATTTATATTCTGCAGTAAATGGCAAAATAAGACCTATTACTTCAAGTGACCCTGATTGCTCTGGTAATTTATATGATTACTACATTAAAACCGCATATAATGCCTGTAGTGGCGGCTCATACAAAAACAACTTTGTAGACACATGTAATTTAAAAGCGGTTATAAAACAAGGTGTTCGCTGTTTAGATTTTGAAGTATATTCAGTGGATGATGAACCAGTTGTAGCAACCAGTACACAAGATGATTTTTATATTAAAGAAACATTTAATTCAGTCAATTTTGGCGATGTAATGAAAACAATTAAGGATTATGCTTTTGCAGGTGGTACATGTCCTAACTCAACGGACCCATTATTAATTCACTTACGTATTAAGAGCAATAATCAAAAAATATATACAAAAATGGCAGACATTTTTAAATCTTATGATACCGACATGCTTGGCAAGGAATATAGTTTTGAAAATGACAATACTAATTTAGGAACAGTACCATTATTAGAGTTACAGAAAAAAATAATAATAATTGTAGAGAGAAATCTTAATGATAGTAATGCGTTTTTAGAAAATAAAGAGTTTTTAGAATATGTTAATTTAACTAGTAGTTCAATGTTTATGAGAGCATTATATTTTAATCAAGTTAAAGACAATCCTG